ACCACTCGGCAGTGAAGCCAAACGCCCAAACATAACCGATACTATCTGGTCTTGAACCACAATATTCCTGAATCATATCTTTAGCTTCATCTTGTTCACGCAAAAGCCGTTCATTCATTTGTTTCAGTAGCTTCTCAAGCTCTGAACCTTGTTTTGCTATTATTTTCATATACTATTCTGTTTTGAGAGTTATTTACTGACGATAGTATCATACATTTCTTTGGCAGTCCAAAATCTATAATCATCTGATATATCCGTTATTCGCTTATCTGAACCTTTGCAAAGTCGAATTATTCTTCGAGCAAACTCTTTCCGTTTCCGGCTTTTTCTTGTACGCTGTAAAAGCGAACGATAAGCGAGTATAAGCCAATAGTCGCAAACATGCTCTTTATCTTTCAATCGTATGTACTTAATCTTCATGTAGCTTGTACTTTTCATTAAACATCGAATCCACTTCTTGAAACTGTTTTGTAAAGCGGTTCTCTTTATATTTTCTCGGTGAAGCACACCCCACTATCAAAGTGAGAAGAGTGTATATTAATATCATTTTCTTCATTACTAGTTTTGAATTACTTTTTTATTACAACTGCCATAGTGCTAACAGTCGTTCCACTTTCCTTGAATTCACCTGCTCCGATTTCAAAAACTTCTCCATGAACTTCTTCCAACCATTCCCGGAAGTCAACACATTTCTTTTCAGACGCGAATTTCCAATGCTGACTGGTAATAGCTGCAAGAATTCCACCTTCTTCCAAGCGTTCATACATAAGTCTTACATGGTCAATATCCTGATTACCGGAAAACGGAGGATTAGCAATAATTTTAGTGTAATGTCCTACACTGTCTTTCGTAAAATCTTCATCAAGCAATATTACGTTATCAAGTGTATGAAGAAACTCCCTGTTTTCCGGCATCAGTTCATAGCATTCAACTGTTACTGACGGGCACGACCGGTGAATCGCTTTTATCAGAGCACCACGTCCGGCACTTGGTTCAAGTACGGTATCTGTTTCGTGAATTCCACCGGCAAGCATTACCAGCCAGTCTGCAATATCAGCAGGTGTTTCAAAGAACTGAAAATCTTTTTGCAAATCGCATCGCTTACCTTCTTTCAAGATGGAGAACACACGTTCCGGATTAAAAGGAAATGTGAATCCCTGTATCTTACCTCCCTGCCATGAGCCGCCAGCTTCTTCTATCCATTTCTTTGCTTCAGCATAGGATTTCTTATTGAATTGTACTTTCGGAAGTTTGAGAACACTATCCTCAAGAGTACAATGTTTCAGTATTTCTTCCACATTCCATTTCTTACCTTCATCAGCCTGCTTCTTCTTTTCATCATCTGGAGCGTCTGGCGCTAACAGCGAAGATATTTTCGCAATAACCATATTACTCGCATCCATGAAAGTATTAACACAGGAAAGCGCTTCCATAAGAAATTCAGTATCAACATATCCGGCAGCGTCATAAACATCTATGCCTTCAGTCATATCCGACAATTCATTGAGCTGGGCTACACTACCACGTAACGTTTTTATTAAAGTCTCTTTGTTGTTCATCATAACTTTTTTGTAAATAAATTCTTGTTGTATCTACACTACCATGACCAAGAAGGTCTGCTAATTGAATTACATCTTTGGTTTTCTTCAGGAACATTTTAGCAAAGAAGTGCCGGAAGGCGTGAGCGTGCATTTTTTTCGAATCGATACCACAATGTTTACCCCATGCTTTCAGATGCTGTGAAAGACCTCTTTGAGTCAACGGCCCGAATCTCCCAACAGCAAGAGTACCGGACTTGCCTGTCTCCTTTATATAGTCCTTCACTTCCCTCTGCAATTGCTTTTGGAAAAAGAAACGCCGATACTTGTTCCCTTTCCCTTTCAAAACAACTTCGCCGGCCGCTATATCCTCCCACGTGAATTGCTGAAACTCCGAGAGCCGAGCTCCTGTAGTACCCAATACCTTAATGAAGAAATAGTAATCCTTGTTGAGTTTTGTTTTCAGATACTCCAGTAACCTATTATATTCCTCTTCTGTCGGCACATTGTTTACATCCAACTTGCGTTTCATTCTAGGTCGTTTCAGTTCAATAGGTTTCTTCACCCATTTGGAGAACTTCTCAATGGCTGTAATACGTAATCGAATGGTAGCTGGAGAAAGTTTTTCCTCTTCAAGGCTTTTTATAAATCGTCTGCAATTATCCATATTTAGTTCATTGGCGTATTCAAAATATTTTCTCAACGAGGTATAATAGACATCAATTGTGTGAGAGGAATAATCATTGTTATCAGTCAACCATATTATAAAATCATTAAGCAGTTTCTTATTCTTCTCTGAAATAACCTCAAGTTTCTCCAAAGGTTTTACAGCCTTTTCCCGTCGGCCATATCCGATTTTAAGATAAGACAATAAATCACAAACAGCCTCACACATAAACGAATGGCGCACCATAGCATCAGCATTTTTATGTTTATATTTATAATAACCATGACGATTGATTTCTTCGGAATTTTCAAGAAAATCAGTCACATATTTGATGTATTTCCCGATGCTATCATAGCTCCTACCCGTCGTATACAGGTAGGATATGTAATCTACCAATATTTGTTTTCGTTTATCATCCATTTTTTTGTTATGAGAGTTAATACTTCTTCCCGTGCATCTTTTCACGGAGTTCGTTATACTTCATTTTCTGCTCGATGTGCCAAAACAGGTCTACATCTAAGTGCTTGGCAAGCCCGAAAATAGATAGTATCATATCATTCACGGCTGTAGAAAAATCAAATATTCCGTCATATCTAACGGGAAGTGTAGAGATGGAATAGATTGATTCGGTAAAACTTTCGCCTTTACAGGCTTCTGCCATATCTTCAATACAGTCCTCAATATCTCCGTTGGCAAGTTCAAGGCTTATTCCTCGAAGCCCTGCCAGGTCAAGCAAGCGGATTACAGCATCGGCTAACTCTTCTTCGATTGAACCTTTAATGGTTTCGTTATATGCGACTTCGTAACCGCGCTCTTTGGGAATGTCAGGGTCTAACCCTTGACAAATACGACTGGTTGAGATTTTCTTCTCGAACCAATCAACATTAGCACGCTTTCCCCTTCTATCTGCTTCCACAGCTTCCATAAGTTCAGATATTACAAGACAAAGAAAATGTTCATTACTCAATTCCTGATCGTGAAACCCGTGCCCGCAGGCAGTTCTATATGCTTTGTCTCTTAATTCATTTAATTTCATTTTACTCATCCTTGTAATGCTTAAATATATCTATCCAATTCCTTTTCTAATAATTCTCCATCTATTTCAGGAAACAGCCTCAGAACTAAATCCAAAGATTTGCAATAATTGTTACTGTATTCTTCAGTATCCATTAATCGAAGT